AACAACCGCCGGCCTTTCTAACATTTATACAAATACAAGTGGAGATTTGAACATTAACCCGGTAACAACATCCCGTACAACATTTATCAATAGTGATGTTGGTATTACGGGCGACTTAACGGTCGATGGTACAATTGACTTTACGAATATTGGGGTAAACCTCGGAGGGGCAGTTCCGCAGGCAGATATTCACACCGGTGGTGGTACTATAACCAATTCTAATGAAGTTGTTTGTAAGACATACGCAAAATCATTCAGCATTGGTCAGGGTGATGCAAAGAATATTCAGATAATGTTTGATAAAGGTGCATTTTATGCAAAAATTGTCGCCATGTTGAGAAGAACAGATAATTCCACCGTAGAAGATTTGAGTACATACGTTCTTGAAGTTCATGGTGGCACGGGTAATGAATCCAACCCAAGTAAAGATATAGCCATTGGTACCCAAAACCTCTTCGGTGGTACAAATAGTTATCCCTGGAGTACCGCTGTGACGACAGGTCAACGGGGTATAAGTATGACTCCGTACAATATAGATTCTTCGCGAGTATACCAATATGATTTATCTATAGAACTCATGTCTTCGTGCGGTGGAAAAGTTACAAAGGTAACGAGAAATCTCACAATCCCCGCAAACTTGGATAATGGATTGGGTGGTCAGACACAAATCGTAGCATTTTCATATTAAATCAATTTTACCTAATGGGGAAAACCCAAAAGTAGAATTAATAGCAATTTACGCCCTGATGGAGTCAGAGACGGCAAGAAATAAAACGCCGACAATGAAAGCCATGACGACGTAATTACATTCAGTTTCCTCGAGGCCAGCCAAGGGTTTTTCTGGTTCAACCCTTGGACTAACAACAGGCTGCTGCTGTCTGGCGGGAGGTTCGAGATCCTCCAAAGGACAGTATCCTATCATTTATACTGTACTTAGAGATTAATTTCGGTCTTCTTCTTTTTGCGACCTCGTTTAGTTTTACTGGATTCAACATTCACTTCCTTCACTTCACCACCCGTAGATTCCCCTGAAATGGAAACAATATCGGAAACATCGTCATCATCCTGTTCGGTGACTGGAATTGGAGTTGTATTCATTGGTGGTGGTGGTGGCATCATGACGCCGCCCATGAGACTCGAGATGTCTATACCCGGACCCTGCATCTCATACTGACCAGTGCCACCCACGGGAGCTGCATCAGCCGGACCTGATGGTGCGCGAGTTGTATTTTGAACGGCGGACATCATATTCTTTACGAGGTCTGGATTTTGTTTCAGGACATCATTCATATTTGGAAGGGCGCTCTTGAACATGCTATTTGTCAAGTGAAACATCATGGCCGAACCACCCAACATCATTATAAGTTTAACCTCGGGGGCTACATTAACCTTGGATCTATACTTCACATACAATTCTTCGAAAACGCCATCATAATCATCCACATTCTCCATGACAGACTCCGACCAGCCCTCGAGTTGAATTTCGAAGGGGTTATACCTTTTGTTGAGGAACTCCAAGCCCGTAACACAGGCTACCAACATACGCCGAGAGAAGCGAATAGATTGTTCAACATCAATGCTATAAGTAATACGTTTAACTTCTGTGCGAAGGTCTTCAACGCTAGAATAGGCATTGAGTCTTTTATTTACGGCGAACCCCTTCTTCTCGAGACGACCCAATTTATTAACAAGGTCACTTTTTTCTTCGTCTACAGAACTGTATCCTTTAGATGGCTGTTCCTGTTGCATACTCATTCCTGGTTCGTCATCAGCGTCGTCAAAAAACATTTGTTCATCTTCACCGTAGTCAATTTCTTCATCTTGTTGTGTAGGTTGTGGAGCTGCTTGTTTATTTGGATTTACAAAGGCATCCATGGCCTCTTGTTGTTGTTGTGGTGGTGGTGGTGGAGGGCGATGCACTTGTTGTGGTGGTCGACGCACAGGCTGAGGACGCGAAGTTGAAATCTCAATTTCGTCCATTAGGGCCTGTTCGTCTGCGTCAAGTTTCATCACGGTAGCACTCCCACGATCTAAGACAATTTCTTCAGACATCTACTCTCTAATAGGAAAGTATTAAATAACCTTTAACGCACTTTATAAAAAAATTATATATGTACATTATAAAATGTTCAACCTTAACCGAGCCAACCGAAATGCCATCATGTCCATCGTCACTTTGATCGCTCTGATCTGTGCGCTCGGTATGTTGAAAAATACCAGCAAGTACCAAGCCAGGCCAATAACCATTAACGCCATTAACGAAGAGTCCCTATTTAATCTCGATCACCGCATTGAATGTACACCCGGTCACACAAGTGAGGGTAGTACCTACACAAAGAGTCTCACACCAGGTGGTCTCTGTGCGTCCGAAAAACTAGTTGCGGAACAAGCGGGTGGTTACGAGATTGAAGACGGAATTGGCGGATCTTTAATCTAAGCTAATACTAAATGGCATCCCAGACCGCTCCAGATCTTAATTACGAGTATCACACCATAACAGTTGACACACTTAATCAAAGTAGTGCGAACACTTTTACTTGCCACCTTTCCCAGCCCCTGAAAAATGTGGTTCAGGCGGAACTCCTTGCGGCGTCACTCCACACAACCAATCTGACCGAACATTGCTACATCTCAATTGAAGAATTGGATTCCATTTTCAATGACAGAGCTACAAATGTTTTGAATGGTCAAGGAAATATGAGTATGATCCGGGGATCTTTTGCGAGTATCATATGCGAAGATGTCCTGCACAGTGGAGCTGATTCAACTATAAATTACAAAAATGACTATCCAATAATTACTCAATATATAGACCCAATCAGACGCCTTGACCGCCTCACTATAACCATTAGAAATCAAACCGGTGCCACAATTAAAAAATCGACATCCGCAACGACCAATTTCTTAGTTTTTAGATTTATGTGTAGAAAACCAAACTTGTAATTTTCTCTATTTAAAGTAGTAATAAACATGTCTTCGGGTATTGTTCAGCTTGTAGCAATTGGTGCTCAGGATGAGTACATTATGGGAAACCCAGAGATATCGTTTTTTAGTTCAACCTTCAAGAGACATTCTAATTTTTCACAATCCGTTGAAAAGCAGACTATACACGGAGATGTGAAAAATAATTCAATGTCAAGTGTTCAAATCGAAAAGTCCGGTGATATGCTTGGATATATCTATATGACAATCGATGATACAACACAAGCCAGGGACACGTCACGATGGGATCTACTCATTGATAAAATTGAATTACTAATTGGCGGATCAATTGTCGATGTACAGGATTCAGAATTCACCGAAAAGATTGCGATTGATACATTTGCACAAAATGTATCACGAAGTGCTCTCGGTACACACGCAGGTGTACACGCACGTTCCTATTTTTACCCCCTTAGGTTTTTCTTCTGTGAAGGACCACAATGCGCACTCCCACTCGTTGCCCTCAACTATCACAATGTAGAGCTACGAATTCATTGGGGAGAAGAAGCTACAAAGTACAATTTTGAAATGTACGCAAATTATTATTATCTCGACAACGAAGAACGTGGTAATATTGCGACGCGCACCCACGATATTCTTATGACCCAAGTGCAGAAGAATATTCCAAGTGGGGAAAATGTCCAGGATCTCACCTTTAATCATCCAGTGAAATACATAGCAAGTTCTGACACCACAACACATGGTGCTCTTGCGTCGCCAGCAAACAAAGTCAAAATAAGTATAAACGGTGTTGAAATTGGAAATTACAGATGGGGTAAGCCACATTATATAGATGTAATGTCCTATTATCATACGAATTTTTCATCTTCTCCCGACTTTTTCCTATATTGTTTCTGTCTCATGACGAGCTCTCTTCAGCCAACGGGGACCCTAAATTTCAGTCGAATTGAATCAGCAAAGATAGTGAGTGAAGACAAAGTAATTGAACATCCAATTTATGCAGTTAGCTATAATATCCTTAGAGTACAGAATGGCATGGCGGCGCTCCTTTACGCAAATTAATTTGACGGAGTATATTAAATGGTCAAGAACTTGCCGGCAGTAGAAAGGTCGACCGAACTCAGGTTTGGTAAACACGTACCCGACTCAGTAGATCAGGCGGTTA